CAATTGACTTTAAGTAAAATGTACGCATAAACACTGGCATGTTATATACGTCGCTCCATGTGAAACCACCCCGACCATAATATATTAAGTCGAAGATGTTTCCGTGCAGAATGGGCCTATAGTTAGGCCCCAGGCCAAAAAAAGTTAACGCTTAGAGGTAATGTAATTGTGAACGGTTCATCCGTTTCATTGTCTACTAAATTACATGTTAAATCAATATCAGGTTTAATTGAATTAATAAAACTACGTAATGCACGTGAATCGATAGCTAACATATTATTTACGAACCCACGAATTGCGGACTGACTTTCATCGCCATCTACTGATACTATAGTATGTATCATCGTAGTTGATAATATTGTATCTGTACCAGAACCGATTTTATTCTTCTTTAAAGATTTCATTTCGGTTTCGATAGCATCTGTATCTTTTTGTGTTAAAAGTTTTACTTCTACTGTACGTTTAGATGCTGGTAATTGGAATGAAAATCTATTAGTTCCTTTTGCAGTTAAACTAAAATCTATTTCTTTAGCTTCAAATTGAGTTAAATCGATTGTTTCTTTTTGTTTATTACCAGACGGAGTTGTTACTTCAATCTCATAATCTTTACCGTAACCTAATACACGAGCAGCAATTACCAACGCATTTTTATCACCTATAAGCAATTCATTAATATTAACACGCTTTCCTTCGCCGTTACCAATTACTAATGATTGTAATAGTTTATCAATTACAACGCCTTGTTTAATATATGATTGTGTAGTTAAAATATCTTCTTCCTTAGCAGTCATATATTTCATTTCTACTCGACCAGTAGCTAATGGACTGTCAACAGGATAAAAATGTCCTTGACTAGGCAATTCAATAATCTCTGTCGGGAATTGATAATTTGATTTGATTGGAGCATCTGCATTTGTTTGTTCGTACTTCGCAGCTGCTAATTGTGCTAACTCTTCGTTAGTTAATTCCTTTTTAGGATATTCAGTGTTTAATGTATTCATTTTTTGTCTCCGTAACTCTTTATATTAATAAATATCTAAAGCCATAAAAAAAGCCTTTATACGTTGAATATAAAGACTTTTTTGTTGAATTCCTAATGCGTTATTTTTTATTTTTATACTTTATTTTAAGATATTAATAATTTTCTTTTTGTCGGCAGTTGAAATCCTGTCAAAAAATGTATCGAAATTTTTCTGCATTTGAGCATCTGTAACGTAGTTAAACGGAGATTTTACCTTTTCTCCTTTAAGATACTTTACTACATTCGATAAACGTAAAGCCCATGTATCTTCCCATTTCATTTTCGGGTCTAAAAACACTCCACTTACTTGGTCCGTAGAGTTACTCTTCGCTTTTATAGCTAGATTATAAGGCTTTAGTATCGTGTTTATCTGCTTTACATTATTTCTAGTTGAAATTGCCAGGTCCGATCTATCCGCAGCTGAAAGTTGTTTTCTAAAAGCTGAGTTAGGTTGTAATTTTGAATTGTATTCACGTGCACTTTCGCCGGGGGCCAATCTTCGAATTTCGAATTCATGCAAACTAGCTTTAGCCTCATTCATTACTTTCGTAATTTCTTCGCGTATAATACTGCGTAGTGTTTCTTTTAATTTCATACGATTATTAGTTATTACGTTCCGAGTCAGGATTAACTACATTTGATAACGATGTACCATCTTCCTCATCTACCTTTTGAATTAACATTTTATCACGGTCTTCTGAATTGAACCAATAATCAACTACTTTATTTAGATTACCTACAAAGGCTCCAAATAATATAAGTAACATTTCTTTCCAGCTTTCTTCTATACTAACTTGAAAGAAGATTGCCATGTTAATACCAAATATAATGAAAAAGAAAAGGAATAAAACTATACCTGTAATTTTCCATCTGTTGCTTTGCATGCCTTGTAGCATGTAATAAAACCTATTTTTATCTTCCACCGGAACGAATGGGTCTTGTTCTAGCAGACCCTTGCTATTATTACACTTAACCATAGATTCACTCCCTTTTACGTAATACAATTCTAATTAGAACTGTAAGATTGCGTAATCATATTTCAATGTCAATTCGATTTGTACTGGGTCTTCTGTACTCCAGTCAAAGTCACCGAATGTCGCTGAACTGATAAATGCACCTTTTAAAGTCCATTCTTCTACTTTATCACCTACAGGTCCTAAAGCGTTGAATGTGATATCTTTCTTATAAAAGTCTGAATAACCGTCACGACCGGTTACTGATTCGTGATGTAAACGTACCCATTCCATTACTGCTTGTGCACCAGATGGTACAACTGGGTCATATAATGTAATAGTAACATCTTGCCAACGTGATTTACCTTTTAACTTTCTTTCGATGTTAATGTGGTCTAATATCATTTCACCTTGGTCAATGCTAGGACGGTTTGCAGCTTTAATGATGTATGAAGGAATACCCTCTATATACATAATAAATCTATTCGCAGTCTTAGGTTCAAACGCGGTAAAAAATATTTCGGTTGGGTCTAATAATTCTGCCATTGTATATTCTCCTTAATCTTTTATATAAATATATACAATTCGTAATTACAGTATAAAAGGACTAAATTTCTTTAGTCCCCGTATTGTTGTATATTATTTTTTGTAATAATCTTTGTCTTGTAATGTAAATTCAACTGTAATACGTTTACCGTCTGCAGAATGTGGTCCACTATATTGACCGCGTTTTTGTAGTATAAAACTATAATCAACGTCGTATTCTCTACCCAATGCTCGCTTAATAGCTTTGTTAATAATTTCTCCGCCACTGTCTTTACCAGATGTTGAAGTATTATATGGCATTTCTTTTGAAATTGGATATGATATGAAAACTATATATTTTTTCTTGCCATTAGTACGATTCGTATATATTCTAATTTTATCCTCTATCTGCAAATCAGCTTTTTTGAATAAAGGCATACGTTCTAATTTAGATTTGATATCTTCTTTAGTCATGCCGGCGGCTGGATTAACAGCTTCTTTTAATAAATCTTTTAATTTCATAATATTATGCTTTCGATACGAATGTATATGTTCTTACTCCGGCGCCCATTCCTTCAACTCCACCTAATGTTCCGTGTTTACCAATTACTTCAAATTCCGGAAAATACTTCTGTATTAATTTTACTGATTTTTGTTGCTGCCAATCATATGACGGAGCCTTTGTAACGGCAATTGCTATAGAATACGTTTTACGACCATCTTTTGTTGTACCAATTACCATTTTATTTGGACGAACCCAGCCTGGTATATCAAATGTCATTTCGTACTTTTTCCATAACGGCATACGTTGTAATTTAGCCATTATATCCGACTTCGCGTCTTCTTTAAGAATGTTAGCTAATTTCATACTATTTCTTTTTATATAAATATAAAGATAGGGACTTTTAACCGTAAAAACAAGAAAAACGTACGCTTTTCAATCAACTACCCATTTCCTTCAGTAAAGTACATAAAAAATGCCCCTACCGTAGTAGAGGCACTTTATATAATTGTTAAGTTAGATTAACCTGGGAATGTAGCACCTGTCGGTAATACGTTGAAATCGATAATGATAAATTCAGCTGTCTTAGCAGGTTGTAAGAAGATTTGTCCTCTTAACTCATTTCTATCTACTACTGCTGGAGTATTATTTGTTTCATCCATTACAACACGGAAAGCATATAAACCTTGACGTTGTTGTACTGATTCAAAATAAGGATTAACGATGCTTAAGAATCTGTTACGAGTAGCAGCTGTATTTTGTTCAAATACTAAGAACTTACTTGTACTAGCAATAAATTTCTTCGCAGCGATTAATAAACGTCTTACGTTGATTCTATCTAACGCCGATGCTTTCTTTTGTAATGTTTTTTGTCCCCATACGCAAACGCCTGAACCAGGGAAAGTTGCAATTGGGTTAACATTTGATTCATATAAAGTATCACGATTAGCATGAGTTAATTTACGTTCAGCTTGGATAGCGATGTCAATACCACCTCTATTTAAACCTGCTGGCGCAAACCATTCTGCAGATACTCTATCGTTAAATGCATATACACCTGGAATTAAGCAAGATGCTGGTAACCATACATTTTGTCCTAAATCATTATCAGCGATTTGTACCCATGGCCAATACATAGCAGCATAAGAACTATCTCTCGCAGTTGCGTTTTGAGTTGCGGTTGTAATGCTTGCGCCATATTCAACAGGGTCCATAACTAAGAATGCGTCTCCACGAGTTTCAACCATATCTAAGGCCTTTGTTAATATTAAACTATGATTTGAATAGTTGTTAATTAAGCCTGGTAATACTAATAGATTGATATCGTATTCGTCTTGGTTAGATAAAATATTTACAGCATCTGTATACGCTGCATTACCATCTTGACCCGCAGCTAAGTTGAAACCTTGTGTATTTGTATTGCTAATATCTGTATATAAAGCTCTTGGATGTACTACTGTACCATCTGAACCAAATGCAAATGTACCAGATACTGCGGCAGGTAAACTACCAGATAATGCAGCGCTACGTACATTACCGTTACTGTCTAAGTAATTGATAGTATTTTGTAATACTTCTACACGTACATATTTGCTTTGGTTAGGGAATGAACCAGATAATTGAATAAATGGTGATGTAGTTCCACTATCACGTAATGTATATACTTGGTCACCAATTACACGCGCAATATAATTGCTTGAATTAGGGTCTAATGATACGTTGTTGAATTGTTCTAAGTAAATTTTACGTCTTGAAGTATCATCACCTCTACGTATACCTATACTAAATGTACCTTTTGCAAAATTAACGTTGCTAATTTCCCAACGTAAATCATTTACTGAACCAGATACTTGAACTAATGCATTATTAATTGTTTCATCTGCAGCTGAACCGCTACCTGCAAGTGATGCAGACTCGGCGCCGCTATTCATTATAGCACCCGGCGATAATGTATAAAGTTTAAATGCCGGTGATGATGAACCTGTTGATACTACATTTGAATAAGCTGTTGAATAAGAACCAGCTAAGATTCTCATTACTGTTACTGAATCAGCTGATTTTAAATATTCTTGTACTGCATAATTGGTTAAGAATTTATAACTTTTTTCTGTTGTACCTGAGCCTGATGTAAACACGTCTCCGAACATTTGTACGAATTCGCTGTAGCTAGTTACTTGCATTGGTAACATAGCCGGACCTTTAACCGTTGGTCCAACTATAGCTGCTCCAATTGCTGCTACACCGGCTGGTAAGAATGACTGGTCGGTTTCGTTAGTAAACACGCCAGGGCTTACGATTTGTTCTGCCATTAATTTCTCCTTTTAATTGTTTTTAATAAATATAGTTTTAGTATGGCAAACCGTTAACTATTCTTTGAGATTGTACCAGTTTCTATATCAATCATTGCATCACCGTATTTTTCAAATAATGATTGTGTAAATTTCTGTTCGCGTTCTAGCACATCTTTAAATCTTGCTTCGGTTTCAGCTTGTACTTTATCTAACTCTGCAATACGCATGTTTAGGTTTATACGTTCAATTTGAATTTGACCGAAACTAGCGATAATTTGTTGACCTTCTTCTTTGGCCTTTTTTAAAAAATCTAATTCTTCTTGTGTTAATGTTGTTTGTTCTGACATAATATAACTCCTTATTTGTTAGTAAATATATTAATAAAATTACTTATTTCCTAATGCTATTGATTATTAGGACCTTTTTTAACCTCTGGTATAGAATTTACTACCTCACTACCAAATACTACTCGCTTAGGACTAAATGCTTTGGTTAGGTTATTTGCTCTTGTTTCATCTGGTGCTAATAAAGCAGCTCGTACTTCTAATGATACATTGGCACGCACTACTCTATCCGTTCCAGCATCAATACTATCTTCAAATGTAAATCCACGCATATAAGTTACAAATTTCCAAGTATCTCCCCATGCATGTCCACCCTTAGGTTGTATTTGTTGTATGATTTGATTTAAGTGTTCTATATACTCAGCCCAAACCAATAATTCATATGTAATAACTACATATTCAGGTATACTTGAAATATAGTATTCGTTGCTTGGTTTAACTGCCCATTGAGTTGAAAATCTATCGTATTGATTTTTATTCGTATACTTAGGCTTATGTATAATTACATTACCAGATGGCTTTTGTATATCAGCTGGGTTTAAGTTAACATCTAAATGTTTGTAATCTTCTCTATCATCCATACTAGCTCTACGTATAGTCATTACCGGGGTCATTATCTTACCGGTAGACTGCTCACGTATAAAACCATTCTTTTGTATTTGTGATAGAAACTCTCCATTTGCAAAATATAATGGTACATCAACTCGTGCATCATTATCGATAATGAATGGTTGAATGAATTGAGATATAAACCAATGTATATTATAATCAACATCGTATATAGTACATGCTGGAGTTTTTATAGTATCATTATCTCTGCGTGTTTGTACTTCACGTTGTGGTAAAGCATTATCTGTAAATGTACTATATGTTTTTCTAAGTTCTGGTTTCATTATATGTTCCTAGGCAATATATGCGATGATGGACGATTTATACCAGCACGTGGTTGAATAATATTTACTTTGCTTAATCTTGTTAAGTGTGCCGAACAAACAATAGCTATATTATAACCATGTTCTGTCGTTTCACTTGAAGTTACGCCTGGTACGGTATCTGGATTTCTACCACCCCAATATTGGTTAATGTTAACTGCGTTAAGTTCAAAATATTCCGTATCCCATTTAATAATATCACCCTCTTGTGCAACTATATTCAAATCTTTAAGCGTGTCACGTAGAAATGCAAATGTAGCAGTACGATTGAAATCATATCCACCCGCATCACTAACACCTTCCAAATCATCTTTTTGTACTATACAATTTACTTTAACAGGATTGTAATATACTTTTTGGGGCGCTTCTCCATATAGGTTCTCACGGGTGTCCTGCATACTAAGTTTATAATATTCAACTTCCGTATCAATATTCTTATTAATAAGTTCCTTACTAATACTTCTTAAAAAACTAGCATCTCTTCCTGACCCGAATAACATATCTTATCCTATATAAATTGCTAATGGAATTTTGTTAATTTGTTGTTGTAACGATTCCGCCTCAGCTTGTTTACGTTCCAATTGTGCCTGACGTGATAAAGCATCTAATGTTTCTTTTAACTCTGTAATTAATGCTTCTCTATCCGTATTTGATTGAGCAACTAAATCTGCACCATTCAAAGTAATTTCCGAATTAGGTATAGGTAATGTACTATACTTGCCCCTTACCTGTCCCAACATATTCATAGCCAAAGCCAACGTATACTTACGTATCCACTGTTTACCCATATCATTTATTTGTTCATAAACGACATTGTTATACGGTATATTTGAATAGTCAGATATAACACCTGATTGTGTTTTTGGCGTATCTCTATCTGCCTTTAGAAAATATTGGAAATAAATTTTAAAGTTGTCTTGTGGTATTGGTGTAATACGTATACGGTTATTTGTGATTTGAAAACCGTATTGACTTTTACGTATTTGGTCATTTAATTCAATGGCTTGTAGACGTAAAATATCTGCATATAATGGCATCATCATAAATGATACACCTGGACTATAATTACCAAATCCAAATGCATCTAACATGTTTTGTGTACCTAAACCAGTTCCTACGAATGGGTCAAAGAATCTAATCTTAGCAGGTGCCATGTCATGGAACACTCTTCTAATTTCAATTACGTCTTTACTTGCTACCGAACCAGTCTCTAATTCAACTATACTAGTATCTGTTAAATCATAAACTGATTTGTTAATAGATACTTGTATACTACCCGTGTATAATGTGTAATCTCCACCCGAACCTGCTTCTGAACCATAGTTCTCGGTTAGTTTAAATATTCCCGTAAATGCAGGCGTAACATACTTACCAGTTAAATTTGAACCGGTAGTCATGCCTTGCAAGTTTAATAAATTATCACGTGTGTTATAAGTATTAACTTGATTGCCGTATTCAGATATCGCTTCTTCAAAACATGCGTAGAAGTTTAAATCTTGTAACTCTACATCTTGTATAGGATATCCTAAACGCTTTGCGCACCAATCTGCTATTTTTTCAGCATCTGTTTGAAACTGATAATCATTATCATAAAATCCGAATGGAGTATCTCCCGGAAAGAATGACGCTGACCCAGGCCATATAGGAACGTGTATTGCCATAGTAATATTCTTTTAATATAAATATTACTAACTTGTAATCAGGTTAAACTCTGTTAAAAGTACAACCAGGATTTGAACCTGATAGTTGCGTAATAATATATGTTTCTAATGAATTGATTAAATCGCTATACGGGTCGATTGGTGGTTCCGGATAATTCAAATCTGACGTTTTAGGATACATTGGAATAGCTCCTACCTGAGTATATCCCGTACTTCCCGACTGTGGTCCAGATGTAATTGTATATGGAATGGTAATATTAACATCCATTGCAATACCACCTCTATAAGTTAGATACGGCGTTAATTGTAATTGTGGATTTTCATAAAATGCATAGCCATTCTTAAAGCTACCTGTTATTTGTAATGCCATTGTTTTTTTCCTTTATTCTAATATAAATATTATGTTGATATTAAAAATGCTGAGAACCATGTGCCTGAACCATCTGCTGTTCCTTGTTGAATATTTACACTACCTCCTGTGCTTTGATAAGCTGAAAAATCAACGTAGTCTGATGAACCGTTTAAATATACCATTTTATTAAATGTTAAACTTTGACCTGTTACACCATTAGTTGGAGATTGAATTAGAGCAAATGAGTTTCCATTTTTTCTTGCTTGTAGATTCATTTGATTATTAGTATCAACTGTATTATCAAACCATACACCGGCACTTATTGAATAATAACCTGCTACTGTAGGTGTGAATTGATATGTACCAGCATCATACCAGTTATTTGGGTCTATATCATCTACAAACTGTATTACAACATCACTGCCTGGATTAATTGCTTGGTTAGTATTTAATTTACCTTGACAAATATATTGACTTGTGATTGTCTTTGCTGCAGTTGCATATGAAGCAGTTCCTTGTAATGAACCAGTTATACCTCCGGTTACGGTAAGAGAACCTGTAATTATAGTATCGCCTGCGCCTGTTATACGTAAACGTTCTTTATGTGTATCTGTACCTGTACGATTTTTAAATACGATTGCGTTACCGTCACCTAATGCAGATGTACTACCATTAGCAATAAATAATATACCACCACCATATTGGTCCGATGCAGGTGCACCTGCTCTTAATTCAATAGCCGCGCCGTGACTATCTTTCATAGCAAATGGATATACATCCGATAATCCCGTGCCAGCAGCAAGGACAGTTGAATATGCGCCGGCCGGCGTTTGTGCTCTTTGTATAATAGCATTTGAAGTTGTTGTTCTACCTAACGATGTTATACCCGCTACTGATAGTGAACCAGTTATTCCGAAACTACCCGTAACGTTATGTGAATCTGCTATGGCATTACCAATGTTAACTCCCGTGTTGGTAACTCGTAATTCAACAGCTGAACCAGTTATAACTGTCAATGAACCGGTTATTACAGTATCACCGGTATTGTTTATTCTAAACCTACTATTACCTCCAACTTGTAAATCCATTAAATTATGAGCCATACTATTTAATGCTGTTTCTGTAGCATTTA